GTGCTGAACCGGCCGTTAGAAAGCCAAAAAACCACCCTGACTGATGGTTATGCAATGGAATCCTTCGACATACCGCTTGATTTAGAACGCCGCTGGGAGTGGATCAAATTCCAACTCCGTGTTCGCGGAACCAATCTTGCCGAGCTGGCGAGAGACCAAGGGCTCAGCGACAGCGCTGTACGTAACGCCAAGAAGCGTCCGTACCCGAGCGTGGAGCGAGAAATTGCTAAGGCTCTCGGGCTCCAGCCAGCCCAGCTTTGGCCCGAGCGCTGGAACTCAAATGGTTCGCCAATTCGTCAGCGTCCCAATCGTGCAGAGTCCAATACGGTATCTCCAAAGCATACCGAAAAAGGTCCGGATGGTCACAGTAAAACCCAGCGGAAAGAGACCGATGCGTAACTGGTATACATCTCAAGAACTTGCAGGCCTTCCGGGGCTTCCAGGATCGGTGCCGGGTATTCGTAAGCTTGCTTTGCGCCTTGAGTGGGAATGCCGGAAACGTGCTGCAAGCAAAGCGGTTGAGTATCCATTCGCCTGTCTACCGACTGAGACTCAAGCCGCGCTGATGGCGAAGTCGGTTGCCGAGGTCATGCCAGCGGTTGTGGCGGAGCCTGAGCAGGCGGTCGCTATCAAAAATGACCAGCCAGAGGTCCGTTCGTCCGCTCGACTGACTGACGCACAGCGGGAGGTCATGGTGGCGCGGCTGTGCTTCATTCGTGAAATTGAGCGGATGACCACGGTAGGCCCTCAAAGCCGTGCAATTGATATCTTGGTTAAACAGGCGCATGACGGAGCCTTGAGCCCCTATCTAATGGAGCGGGTTGAGCTGGCGAACCATAAGAAAGCCGGTGGCCGGGCACTATCCGAGCGTACCCTCAAGCGTTGGATTGCCGCCTACCGTGAAGGTGGAGAAGTTGGACTTGCCCCGCTGCGTCGACGGCCAGATCTGACTGTCCCTGAGTGGGCAAAAGACTTTCTGAGATGCTATCAGCGCCCAACTAAACCGAGTGTTGTAGCGAGCTATTCGGAATTTGCCCGCAACTACACCGGTAAATTGCCCAGCATCCACGCGGTTCTGCGTTTCTTGAAAAAGCTTTCTCCGGAGGCTCTACAGGCTGGGCGCATGAGCCCTCAAGAGCTTAAATCGCTTCAGCCGTTCAGACGGCGGACTACCAAGAACATGTTCCCAGGTGATGTTTACACCGCCGACGGGCACAAGTTTGACGCCGAAGTCATCAACCCGATTACGGGCAAGCCTTACCGGCCGGAAATCACAACCGTCCTGGATGTGGCAACACGTCGCATTGTCGGGGTCTCCGTGGGTGAAGCGGAGTCGGCTATCGGGGTATTGGATGCGCTGCGTGATGCTGTTCGTCGCTGCATGTTCGGCATCTTCTACGTCGACAACGGTTCTGGCTTCGATAACGACATGGTGCGGGAGGTTGTAGACCGCCTCGGCGGGACCATGCAGCACTCGATTCCCTACAACAGCCAGGCACGCGGTCTTTCCGAGCGTGGGCACAAGACCGTTTGGGTTCGGGCAGCTAAGAAGCTAACCAGCTATATCGGCGCCGACATGGATAAGCACGCCGGAACCAAGGTTCACCGGCTTGGCCGCAAGCAACTCAAAGAACTTGGGACCACTCGGTTAATGCCTACCTTCGGGGAGTTCATGGCCGGGGTCGAGGATGAAATAGCGACCTATAACCGGACGCCACATCGCGGCCTCCAAAGGATCAGGGACCCGTTCACTGGCCTTCAGCGATACCCAAGCCCCGACGAAGCCTGGCAATCAGCACTGGATCAGGGCTGGGAGCCGGTGGTCGCTACACCAGAGCTAGTTGAATCGCTGATGCACCCACAAGTCATCCGCAAGACCCATCGTGGGGAAGTTCAGTGGATGAACAACACCTATTTCATGGATGACCTGCGGTCCTTGCACGGACAAGAAATACGGTTGGCCTACGACGTTAGAGATGCTGCACGCGTCTGGGCATACACGTTAGACGGTGAAATGGTTGGTGAAGCGCTGCTGGAAGGCAATGCCTCGGACTACATGCCGATGAGCATGCTGGAGAAGAGCCGCGCCAAGCGTGAGCAAGGCCAGGTCAAGCGTTCGATGGACAAGTTGGAAACGTTGACAGGGCATCGGGTGGAAATGATTGCACCGTCCACCCGACCTTCGGCAACGCTTAGCAATGAGGCGCTAACCCTCGCACAAGAGTATGCCCAAGAGCTTGATGCTGAACGCCCGCAATTCTCTGTTCCAGGGGATGACGTAGCTCGATATCGGCTTTGGATAAAGCTCGATGAGCGCGTGAAGTCAGGAGAAGAATTGAACGCTGATGAAGCCAGGTGGTGGGAGTTGTATCCCTCCCACCCGGACTTCACAGCGATGCAAGAAGTGTTTCAACGCGCGGGGTGAGTCCCGCGTTCTACAGCAGTAAACGAGCCTGCCAGCTCGTTCTTAAGGAGAGACAACACAATGAGTGTAACCAAAATCGTTCCATTGACCAATGTGGGCTTGCTTGCCGGTGCCATGAAGCGTGCACAGGTGCGTCCGGCCGGGCTTCCGGGTCTGGTCACCATGTATGGCCCAAGCGGTTTCGGCAAGAGCGCGGCGGCTGCCTTTGCTGCGAATATGCATCGTGCCTATTACGTGGAATGCCGGGATACCTGGAGTAAGAAAGCCTTTCTACAGTCGGTCCTTCGTGAAATGTCGGTGCATCCGACGCGCACCATGTCGGAAATGGTTGATCAGATCGCCGTACAACTCACTGCATCGAACCGTCCGTTGATTATTGATGATGTTCAATACCTGCTGGATAAAGCAGCAGCTAACGTATTGACGGATATCTATAACGCCAGTCAGGGAACTATTGTTCTGATCGGCGAGGAACGGGTTCCTGCATCTTTGTCGCGACTGGAGCGCCTGCACAACCGAGTGCTTGAGTGGGTTCCGGCCCAAGCCGCCACACTGGAAGACCTGAAACAACTCGCCAGTGCCAGTTATCCGAAGTTGCACATTGCTGATGATCTTCTTGAAGACCTGAATCGTGCAACTAGTGGTTGCCTGCGCCGTGCGGCGGTGAACCTTTACAGGGTTCAGTCCGAAGCCGCAGCGCTGATGCTTGATCGTATCGATCTGTCCGCTTGGGGCAAACGTGGCTGGGATAATGGCGAAGCTCCTGCCCGGAGGACTCGCTGATGGGTAAGGCAACACAACTTCGTTTGGTGGGCGGTAAAGAGCCACGTCAGTACATGTGGGAGGCCGTGCGCGATAACCGTAAGGGCTTCACGTCACGGGAAATCGTGCAGCTTTCTGGGCAATCGGACGGTAGTGTCAAAAACTACATTCGTGCACTCAATAAAGCCGCGCTTATTGAGCTGGTTGATGGTGCTGGAGAGTTTGCCGATCACCGATGGCGCCTCGTACGTGACGAAGGGGCCGAACACCCTAGGGTAACGCTGTCGGGTGATCGCTCAACTCAAGGTGCGGGCGCGGAAAGCCTTTGGCGTAGCTTGCGAATCATGGGTGAGATGACCGCCGCGCAAGCTGCGGAAATGGCAAGTATTGGAGATGTCAGAGTTACACAGGCGTATGCGCTTAATTATTTCAGTGCGTTGACTAAGGCCGGGTACCTCCTTTCAAGCGAATATGACTACCAGGGGCCTCAAACTTTTAAGTTGGCGCCGGGGATGTCCACCGGGCCGCGTCATCCCGTTATTCAGAAATCTGTATCGCTCCAAGTATTCGATCCAAACCTTAACAAGGTGGTGTTCTCCAATGTGGAGTCGGGTGGCGTATCGGGAGAGTCTTCCCCATCCAACGATATGCAAGAGCAGAACACCAGGTTGAAAAAGTTACTGGCTGAGTTTGTTGCGGCCGGAGTTGCTGGTCCTGGAGTCAGCCTTTTGCAGCGCGCCCAATTGGAGTTGGCTTGATGAACCAGGTCGATATTTCAAAGTGGGGCAACCAACCGCCGTTGTTCGTCCGCCTGTTAGCTGCGGAGGTCGGAGAAACCAATCGTACTCGGGCTGCGGAGAGGGTTGGAATCAGTCGAACGGCCGTCAGTCTTGTACTGAACAACAAATACTCCAGTCCCAGCACTAAAGGTGTGGAGCGGCGCGTGTTGGATGCTCTTGGGCGCATTGAGTGCATTGCGGTTGGTGAAGTTCTGACAATTGAGGCGTGCCAAACCTACCGTGAAAAAGAGCCCCCTACGCATAACCCGCAATCAATGCAGCTTTGGCGAGCCTGCCAGCATTGCCCCAACAACCCCAACTGTGCAGGTGCCGGAAATGCAACTGTCCACTGAGATTGTTCAACCACAAGTGCCCGTCGTTCAGATCTACATCTCCGGCCGGAGCCTTATTCGGCTCTACCAGGGAGAGAAGTGCGTCGGGTTTTCTGAAACTTATAAGTTCGCCCGCATTCGTGCGGAAGAACTTGAAAAGACCGAGCAACAACGGGAGGTGCATTGATGCGCACTCGATGCCCCAACTGCGGAACAACGATCAGCCTGGATGCGTTGATCGCCCATGACGGCGCCCGCGATGCGCTGGGGCTTGCCTTCAAGCTTTCAGGTCAACTGGGTAACTCCCTGATTCGCTATGTAGGTTTGTTCCGGCCGGAGACGCGGGAACTGACTATGGATAGGGTCGCCAAGATCCTTGCCGAGGTAGTGCCGGATATCCAGGCCCAGCGCATTGAGCGTAATGGCGTTGTGTTCAATGCCCCGGCTGCTTGTTGGATCTGGGCCATTGAACAAACGCTGGGGGCTCGCGACTCGGGGCGCCTGGCGACGCCTCTTAAAGGGCACGGTTGGTTGTACCAGGTAATGAGCCAGTGGCCGGGCGAAGTCACTTCAAGCGCGCTGATGCCTGTAACGAGTGAGGTCAAGCCCGCCACCCTGGCTCGCCCCAGCCAGACCACCTTTGCATTGCAAGCATTGCAGGAGCGGTTGAATGGTTGATGACTGGCTACAGCGTGAGGTCATCGCGGGATTGATGGGGCTGGTCGCCTTACGCCTGGATGGTGCGCCCGCTGCCGATGCCGTTACTCACACCCTGGACGTTTGGATGGTGGCCTTGAGAAAGGCCCAGCGATGGGACGAAAAAACAGACGCGTTGCGGGTTCGGTCAGCATTTGAGGCCTTGTTCGCAAGCTGTGAACGATGGCCCGCGCCAGCAACATTGATTAGAGCAATACCGGTTAGGCAAAGCCTCCAGGCGCCACCTAAACCGGTTCTTACAGACCAACAACGTGCAAATGGCCGTATGAGGATCGGCGAGATCATCGACGCCCTTAAGCACCGCAACACCAAACCAGACACGAATATGGAGCAGTAAAGAATGGTTATTCAAGAAGGATATCGCAAAGACGCCAAGGGCCATTTGGTCCCGGTGGAACTGATCAAGCCCATTGACCTGGCTCGCGACGAGCTGGTCACTGAGCTTGTTAAAAAGGCCCAGGCCGTTTCCGCACTGTTGGGCGAATTCAAAGCGTCAGCATTCGGCGACATCAAGGCCTTCGTGGAGATGTCGGCCGAGCAATATGGTGCCGCCATCGGGGGCAAGAAGGGGAATGTCACGCTACTGACGTTCGATGGTCGCTTCAAGATCATTCATGCCGTTCAGGACTCCATCAAGTTCGATGAGCGGTTACAGGCTGCGCGAGCGTTGATTGATGAGTGCGCGGCGGAATGGACGCAAGACGCACGTAGTGAGGTTCGCGTCCTGGTCAACGAAGCATTCCGCACGGATAAAGCGGGCGAGATCAGCACCGGCCGTGTGCTGGGCCTTCGCAGGCTGGAGATTCAGGACGGGCGATGGCAACGAGCGATGCAGGCCATCGGTGAGGCAGTCCAGGTGGTTGGATCTAAAAGCTATCTGCGGGTGTATGAGCGGATTGGAGACTCGGATCAATACGCGCCTATCCCTCTGGATATCGCGAGCATCTTTGTTGCGGAACCTACGCCGACGACGCTGCATTGATCTGACACCACCCCTCAAACATCACCAGTTGCCTCATACCTATTGCGAGTACAGCCCACATGGCCAAGATCCACATCACTATCGAAGACGACACCACCGATGGTGTGTCCATCTCCGTAAACAGCAAAGACAACCTGAACCCAGCCAGCGGCAGCAAAGCCGCCCTGATCGCCAACGCAATGATCTGCGGTGGCCGACTCGTTGCCCGCATTCCCTTTGAAGGGGCGGGCCAGCATGTCGGCTGCAACTGCGAGATCTGCCAGGCAATGCTCGAAAAACTCACCATGAAACCAACTATCCACTAAGCGAAACCGCTTCGGGAAACCGGGGCGGTCTGCTCGGCGCGGTGGCCGAGTACTGATGAGCAGCCGAGGTCAAGATGCTTCAAGAGGATTGGGATGCGCTTAAGGCGCAGATGGACACACCCTATGGGGTTATGAAGCTGCAATGTGGTCAGTTTGAGATCGCCTTGGTACAGCAGGTGTCGACGATAAGTAAGAGCTGGCAAACGACGGTGTACGTGGACGGCTATTTCAAAGGCGAGTGGATGTCGTCTGAAAAGGGCGAGCCGAAACATGAAGAGGCCCGCCGCTTTTTGCGAAAGGTCAGCCGCTCAATGTACAGCCAAAAAGAGATCGAATCCCTTCGTAAGGTTTTTGGAAAGCGAGAAGCTACGAAAGCGGCGGAAAAGAAGCACATCTATTTTGATCCGTCCTGGAAGAGCTTTAACTCCCTAAAAAAGCACCTGGTCACGAACAACCCGTCTATTGAAAGACTTCACTGAGCGAAACCGTTCCAGGCGACTGGACGGTCTATCCGGTGTGGCAGCCGGGTACTGATGAGCTGCCGAGGAAGTGAGGGAGAAAGGAGAAAATGAATCGACGTAATGTACAGCTATCGAAGATCCACATCGCCAAGAAAGACCTGGGCCTAGATGACGATACCTACCGGGCTTTGCTCCAGCGTATAGCGGGTGTCACGTCTGCAAAGGACATAACCCCAATGCAAACGGCGGCGGTGCTGGCCGAGTTCCAGCGCTTGGGATGGGAGCCCACAGCAAAGCCCAACGGCAGAGGTTGCACGGTGCCAAATGTTGCGCCAGGCCGGGGAAAACTGGTCGGGAAGATCCATGCGTTCTTGGCAGAGGCGAACCGCCCATGGGAATACGCCGACGGCATGGCGTTGCGGATGTTCAAGGTTGAGCGTGTCGACTGGTTGGACGCTAAGCAACTGGGGAGCCTTGTCTCAGCGTTGGCCTATGACGCGAAGCGCAACGGGAGGCCGACACAATGAGCAATGATCAGTTGTTTGAGGATGACTCTGACAAACTGGACCCACTCAAGGTGCTGGCCCATATGGAGAATCCCACGGTTATGCGCCGTTGGGAGGGGACGATCAAGGAAATGGTGGGGATTGCTGAAGCGGAGTTGAAGGTGAGGCTCCAGGATCGGCCAGACGTCGTGCCCGAAATTGCCCGCTCTGTGGTTTTTGCGATATGCGACACCATGGGGGGCGCAGTGGTTTACCTTCCGCGAGGTGACGCACTCAAGAAGGCCATGCGGGATGCCGCAATCTTCCAGGATTGGCACGACAGAAATATCCAGCCACCCGAGTTGGTGCGTAAGTACAAGCTTGCGTCACCAACCATTTATGAGATTATCTCGCGCCAAAGGCTCCTGCACCGTCGCAACGAGCCTGACTTATTTGGCTATGACGAAGGGACAGTCCATTAAATGATGGTTTTGAGAGCGGTATTAGTGGCTTCTGCCTTGTTCGCATCGACGGCTTACTCGGAAACAACCCCTAATGCTGCTCTCAAGGATGACTTGAGGCAGGCCACAACAAACCGGGCCTTGGCTCAGAGTCTTTGGGCCGAGAATAATGATGCTTGCTTGACCCGCGACACGTCCTCACTGGTCGGTGTCATGAGCGCCGCGAACAAGCAGCTTCACGCTCAGTCAGGCTATTCCGCGTTTTCTGCGTGCCGCCAGATGTTGACCGATATCCTGTTCATCAACGGCGGCTGCTACACCGGCAAGCTGACCCAGGACGAATTGCAGCATTCACGAGATAACTGGGAGCAAGACCGCACCGCATGTGACGAGCAGATCGCGAACCCTTCGGCCATATCGCCCGAGGATCAGTCAGAGGCGGAGTGGGAAGCAGAGCAGCGCAAGGCCGGAACCTCAGAAAGCGATATAGAGCTGATGAGGACCATCAGGCGTTCTTAACCTCATGCCCGTATCTCAAAGCCTCGCCATGTGCGGGGCTTTTTCTTGTGCGTTTAAGAAACACAGCAGTGCCCCTCACCAGGCGAATCTAGACCGGACATCCACTCCGGCAAGGTTCGCCCATGGCTTCCGCACCTCGATCATCCAGGCAGTACGCCCAGCTCGTTATTGACACGCCTTTCGATGCTGAGGTGCGGACGCTATTGGACAAATGCCCACCGGAGTGGCGTGTAAGCGTTGAGTTGATCGTGGCAAGCCACGAGCGCCGTGTCGCCGAGTTTGTGCGGCAGAAGGAAAAGCTGCGCCCAAGGCACCTCACCACATCGCCAGTATTTGGCACCTACCAAGACCAAGCGCCAGCCCGGAGCAATCCCGTTGTTGCTGCGCGCTCGATGGCGGAAATCCGTTCCGTTCTCAAACCAATGAAGGAAGCTCGTTGATGGCCCCTATCCATCGGCGCCCCCGTGCGCCACGCATGACCGACTGGACCTTGATCACCATTGCAATCATGGCGTGTCTGGCAATCGTTGCTCCCACCAAGCTCCCGGTTGTGCTCTACAAGTGCGGCCTGGTGACGCTGGGTGGCGTGCTCGGTTATTGGATCGACCGGGCGCTGTTCCCCTATGCCCGACCGAATCAAGTACGCCGGTATGACCGTCCCATGGCCGGTATCCGACGCGCCCTGGTCGTGCTGGCCTGCATCCTCGGCCTGACGTTGGGACTCTGACTATGCGCTCACGTGTTCTTCTCTATATGGGAGCAGTCGCGTTGGGGCTGGCTGCGATTGCTGTCTACAGCACGCCTGCCAAGGCCGAGATCCCCAGCCAGGCCGAACGCTACCGCCGAGACTTGACTCGCATCGCCCAGGCGGAATGGGGCCTTGATGCTCCGGTGGCAACCTTCGCCGCACAGATCCATCAGGAAAGCCGCTGGCGGTTCGATGCCAAATCGCCGGTTGGTGCGCAAGGCTTGGGCCAGGTGATGCCCTCGACCGCTACTTGGTTGGCTCAACTTTTCCCAAAGGCCCTTGGTAAGGTCGAGCCTTTTAACCCTATCTGGTCCATGCAAGCCCTGGTCAGCTATGACCGCTGGCTGGCGAGCCGCATCCAGGCACGCAACGCCTGTGAGCAAGGGGCGCTGATCCTGTCCTCCTATAACGGTGGGCTGGGTTGGGTTATTCGCGACCGCAAGTTGGCATCGGCAAAGGGCGCCGATCCGCTGACCTGGTTCGGATCAGTCGAGCGGTTTAACGCTGGCCGCTCGGCCTCAGCCTTTAAGGAAAACCGCCAATACCCACAACTCATTCTCCGTCGTTGGGAAGCGTTGTATGTGGCCGCAGGTTGGGGCCAGGGGGTGTGCCAATGAAAGGTTTGCTCGACCTGATCAGCCCGGCCACTTGGTATCTCGCTGTGATTGCTGCGGTCGCTATCGGCCTGCACTTAAACCACCAGGATGGATATGACGAGGGCTTGGCGCGTGGCCGGGCCGAGGGCAGCGCTGTTGTTGAGCGGCTTGGGAAAAAGCACGCCGAGGAAAAGCAGGCACTGGCCGAAGCCGCCGTCGAGGCAGCCCGCAAGGCTGTTGCTGAACTCCAGGCCGAGCAAGCCAGGCGACAGGTGCTTGCAGCCGAGCTTGCTGAAACCAAAGCCAGCCATCGTCGCAACACCGAAAAACTCCAGGGGGAGATAGCCCGTGTCACGACTCTTTACCGTCGCACTCTCAAAGATGAGCCCGAAGCGCTTCCTGTTGGCGTGTTCACTACTGGCTTTGTCCGCGTGTGGAACGAAGCCCTCAATCCCGCCGCCGTCGCTGTGTCTGCCACCAGCCAGTCCACCGGCAGAGCTGCTGATTCTCTTGGCTCCACCGGAGTCGCTGACCAGCTCGACTCAGGAGTGACCCAGGCGGACATCCTCAAAAACCATGTACGCAACAGTGAGGGATACGCCTCCTGCCGTGTGCAGCTTAAAAGCCTTATCGAGTGGTACACCCATGGACGTATTTGATCGCGCATCCGACATAGAGGAAGCGACCCGAAAGGCTGCAATTGCGGCGCAATTGGCACTGGCGCGTCAGCCGGTCGGTGTCTCCGCTACCCACTGTGAAGAGTGCGGAACTGAAATTCCCGAAGGCCGGCGGGTTGCGCAACCTGGCGTTCTTTTGTGTGTGGATTGCAAGTGCATTCAAGAGCGGATGAACCGCCGATGACGACTATCGAAATGCCGGTTTGGCAATTGGTCGGAACGGCCGTGACGCTGCTCGCGATGTTTGCGGGCCTAGTCAAGGTTCTGTTGGCTCAAATGGAAAGCCGTCTGGATGACCGCTTCGGGGCGTTCGCCAAAGACTCCGAGCGTTTGCGCCAGGTGGAGCTTGGCCTTGAACGCCTGCGGGGAGATATGCCGTTGCACTACGTCCGTCGTGAGGACTACGTGCGCAACCAAACAGTAATTGAGGCCAAGCTCGATGCGCTTGCCTTGCGTCTCGAAAATGTCCGACTCAAAGGAGTGCGTGAATGATCATTGACCCAGCCAAGGTACGGCGCGAATCTCTACGCTGGTACATCCTTCTGACCCTCAACACTTCCCGGCCAGTGGATCCTCATGAGGCCGTTGTGCTTTCTACGATCCAGGGAATCTTTCCTGATGGTACGCAGTTGGAACTGCGCCGCGAACTGGATTACCTGGCCGACCGCTCTCTGGTCACGCTGGACAAGTCACCATCTGGGCCGTGGATTTGCGGGTTGACCCACATCGGCGTCGACATCGCGGAATACACCATTGAATGCCGACCCGGTATTGCTCGCCCTGAAAAGTACTGGTCGTGACCCATGCCGCCCCGTAGCAAAGTGGCCGCGCTTCCGGCCAAGGTAAAGGAGTGGCTTGATAACGCCCTCATGGAGTCGAATTTTTCCGGCTATGAGGCGCTTGCGGCAGAGTTGGATCGCCGTGGCTACTCCATCGGCAAAAGCGCCTTGCATCGCTATGGCTCTGAGTTTGAGGTCAAGCTGGCGTCACTTAAGATGGCATCCGAGCAGGCTAAGGCCGTTGTCCAGGCGGCGCCAGACGATGAGGGCGCGGTCAACGAGGCGCTTATGCGCCTTGTCCAGGAGCATCTGTTTAAGCTGCTGATGAGTGGCGGCGATCAGATGGACTTGCCGAAGGTCGCAAAGGCCGTGGCCGAACTGGGTAAAGCGTCTGTCGTCCAGAAGAAATGGCAGGCGGAATACCGTGAGAAGGCCGAGGCGGCAGCATCCCGCGTTGAGAAAATCGCCAAGAAAGGCGGCTTGAATCAGGCAACGGTTGACGAGATCCGCCGCGAGATCCTGGGGATGGCGTCGTGAGCCTGCCACTTGTCCTGGACAGCACTCATGCCTTGAGCGCTCCGGCCGTTCTGCTCGACTATCAGAAAGACTGGATCGGCATCCGTGCGCCGCTCAAGGTCGGAGAGAAGTCCCGTCGTATCGGCCTCACCTGGGCCGAGGCAGCGGACAACGTCCTGGTAGCCGCTGCCGAAAAACCAGCGGGCGGTCAGACAGTCTATTACCTGGGCTACAACCAGGACATGACGGTCGAGTACATCCAGGCCTGTGCCATGTGGGCGCGGGCCTTCAACTATGCGGCCGAAGAGATCGAAGAAGGCATTTGGCCGGATAGCGATCCCGAGAAGCACATCAAGACGTACACCATCGTGTTCCCCAGCGGGCACCGTATTGTTGCGCTAACCAGCCGCCCGTCCAACCTTCGGGGGCGTCAGGGCGTGGTCGTGATTGATGAGGCGGCGTTTCACCAGGACTTGGCCGAGCTGCTGAAAGCCGCGCTCGCGCTATTGATCTGGGGCGGGGAAGTCCATGTGATCAGCACTCACGACGGCACCGAGAATGCGTTCAATGAGCTGATCAACGACATCCGGGCAGGCAAACGCAAAGGCATGCTGTTCCGCTGCCCGTTCCGCGAAGCCGTGGCCGACGGGCTCTACAAGCGGGTATGCCTGCGCAAGGGCATCGAATACAAGCCCGAGGAGGAAGCCGCTTGGGTCCAGGATGTCTACGACTTCTACGGTGATGCAGCCGATGAAGAGCTTGATTGCGTTCCGTCCCAAGGCGGCGGGGCCTTTCTTAGCATGGCCCTGGTCGAACAGCGAAGTAACCGAGACGTGCCGGTGTTGCGCCTGGAGTACCCGCAGGGCTACGAAACAATTCCTGAACACCTGCGTCTAGCTGAGTCCCTGGAGTGGTGCGAAGAGCATTTGCTCCCACTGCTTTCGGCCATTCCGCTAGACGTCCAAAGCTTCTACGGCATGGACTTCGGGCGTACCGGCGACCTTTCGGTCATCTGGCCGTTGCTCAAGGAACAGAATTTACGCAAGCGCACGCCCTTTGTGGTCGAGCTGCGTAACGTCCCGTTCAAGCAACAGGAGCAGATCAAGTTCTACATCCTTCGGCGTTTGCCCAACTTGCTCAAAGGCGCCGATGACGCCAGGGGTAACGGCTCGCAATTATCGGAAGCCACTGCCATTGAGTTTGGTTTCAACCGTATTGAGCGGGTGATGCTCACCGAGGGTTGGTATCGCGACAACATGCCGCCATTCAAGGCTGCTTTGGAAGACGACACCTTCTACGACATCCCGGCCGACAAAGACGTGGTCAGCGACGTGCGAGCCTTCCGAATGGTCAAGGGCGTGGCTCGCATCCCGGAAAAGCGTACCAACGAAAAAGGCGAAAAGGCCGGGCCAAAGCGGCACGGCGACGCCGGTATCGCTGCTGTATTGGCTGACTACGCGTCACGCCAGGAAGTCGAGATCATCGAATATCACCGCGTTAAACCTGCATCCCAGCATGATCGAGAGATCCAGATCGGCGCCGGGTGGCGCTCCAGAAAAGGCATTTGGTAATGGCGCAATCCAAAATCGTCGACCAGTACGGTCGTCCGATACAGTACGACAAGCTCACCGAAGAGCTGGCAGCCGCTCGCACCGCCAGCGTGCGCCAGGTTTGGCACCAGTCGGTCGCTAACGGCCTGACACCTGGGCGACTTGCAAGCATTCTGCAAGCTGCCGCCGACGGTTCGGCTCATGGCTACCTGACTCTTGCCGAGGAAATGGAAGAGCGGGATCTGCATTACGCCTCGGTATTAGGCACCCGCAAGCTCGCAATTTCTGGTTTAGATATTCGGGTGGAGGCTGCAAGCGATGATCCGGAAGACATTCGCCGAGCCGATCAGCTAAAGGAGCTGGTGGCATCCCCAGAGTTTGGCGAACTCCAGGCCGACTTGACCGATGCCATGGGCAAAGGCTATGCCGTCTCGGAAATCATGTGGGACCGCAGCGGCAAGATCTGGAACCCGCTACGGTTTGAGCCGCGTGACCAGCGGTTCTTTCAGTTCGACCGCGACACGGGCCGGGAACTGCGCTTGCTCGATGAGGCAGATCCGGTAAATGGCGTCGCGTTGGCGCCGTGCAAGTTCATCGTCCACCTGCCGCGTATTCGTTCGGGCTTGCCGATCCGGGGTGGTCTGGCGCGCCTGGCAGCCGTGGGCTACATGTGCAAAGCGTGGACCTGGAAAGACTGGATGGGCTTCGCTGACATCTTTGGCATGCCCATGCGCGTAGGTCGGTACGGACCAGGAGCCAGCAAGGAAGATATCTCCACCCTGATGTCGGCGGTAGCCAACCTGGGCAGTGATGCGGCGGCGGTAATTCCAGAAAGCATGCGCATTGATTTCACCCAGGCCGCGAATGTGGCCGGTGCTGGGGACTTTTTCAAAGGCCTGGCCGAGTGGTGGGATAAGCAGATCAGCAAGGCGGTGGTTGGTCAGACCATGTCTACGGACGATGGCTCCAGTCAGGCACAGGCTACGATTCACAACGAGGTGCGTCTTGATCTGCTCCAAGCTGACGCCAAGGCCGAATCCAATACGCTGAACCGCTACTTTGTACGCCCCTGGTGCGATCTGAACTTTGCACCTGGCCGACCATACCCACGTTTGATTATTGATGTACCGCAGCCGGAAAATACCAAGATCCTGATCGAAGCACTCAAGGAACTGGTGCCGCTGGGGTTGAAGGTCGAGCAATCGGTTGTCCGTGACAAGCTCAATATTCCTGAGCCTGCCGAGGGGGCCGAGCTGCTAGGCGTGGCGTCACCTGGTGCAGACTTGCCACTGGCGCGGGCTGCAAACCGGGAGCAAGCGGCTCCAAAGCCTTCCGCAGTGCCAGACATTGTAGATGGCCAGGTTAATGTTCTGGAGGTTGTAACCGGTCCCTACATGGACGACATGGTCGACCGGATCAAGGAGCTGCTGGACTCGGTCGGCAGCCTGGAGGAGTTCCGGGATCGGCTGGTCGAAACCTATCCTGAAATTACTACAAACCAGATGGCCGATGCTATGGCGGATGGCCTGGCAGCCGCCAGCCTGGCTGGCCGTGCCGATATTCTGAGGGGGCTGTAATGGCAGTCTCTCATGGCTCCCTTCCGTTCCAGGAACAAATCGACTATTTCCGGGGCAAGACAGATATCCCGACTCGGGCCTGGACTGACATCTACAACGTCGAGCATGACTGGGCCTTTGTGGTAGCTGGGGCCACAAAGCGTGATCTGCTGGGCGACATGCGGGGCGCTGTAGAGAAGGCGATCAGCCAAGGCTTGACCCTGGAACAGTTCAGAAAAGACTTTGACCAGGTCGTCGGCAGGCACGGCTGGCAATACAAAGGTGGCCGTGGGTGGCGTTCCCGTGTGATCTATGAGACCAACCTGCGTCAGTCCTATAACGCCGGTCGTGAAACTCAGATGGCCGACCCAGAGTTACGCAAGCGTCGACCATATGGAGTCTACCGGCACGGCGACAGCGCACACCCGAGAGCTGAGCATCTGTTTTGGGATGGAACAACATTACCGTTGGATGATCCCTGGTGGGCGACCCACTCGCCCCAGAATGGTTGGGGCTGCAAGTGCAAGAAGTTCATGGCGAGCCAACGCGACGTTGACCGCATGGGGCTGACGGTCGGCCCATCACCTGTTGTGGAGTACGAGGATCGGACCATCGGTGTGAACAGCCCCAATGGCCCGCGTGTTGTTCGTGTGCCCAAAGGGATTGATCCGGGCTTTGACTATGCGCCAGGTCAATCGCGCCTCAATGCCGCAGTGCCACCGCTACGAGCTTACGATCCGTTACCCGATCCAGGGGCGCGGGCCAGTAGCGTGCAGGGTGCGGGTCTGCCCAACCGACGCGCACCTGGTGCACTTCCAGCAGCCCGCGAGATGCCTGCGAATCGGTTGTTGCCCACCGGCTTAACTGACTCCGAGTATGCAGGCCGTTTCCTAGCAGAGTTCGGCGCAACTGAGGCGGCGCCTGTCGTGTTCAAGGACGTGACGGGAGATGCCGTGGTGATCGGCCGGGAGCTGTTCACTAATGCCAAAACCGGTGCTTTAAAGATCAGGAAGCGCGGGCACGCACGGGAACTGTTACTCCTGGCCGACGCGATCAAAGACCCTGACGAGGTATGGGTAAGGCTGGAATGGCTCTATTCCAGGAACAAAGCTGTGGTCCGGCGCCGGTACATCTCGCGCTACCAGATCGACGGTGAGCCAGTACCGGCGCTGTCTGTATTTGAAGTGGGTGACGATGGATGGGACGGGGTAACGACGTTCTCCCCGGAGTCAAATGATCCTGACTACCTGGAACAACTGAGGATCGGTGTTCGGCTGTACCGCAGGCCACAGATCGATAAGAAGTGATGAAACCGCGCGCCGCCACACGCGATTAAACCCTGAGTGTAGGCCTGGAGGTCCTGGCGGGGACTGCTCACTCAATGGGGTAACTGGATAGTAGGAGGTGAGAGTGGCGGGTGCAATGCTAAATGTTGGACTAGACGACGGCCGGGCAAGTGCGGCCCTCAATGAGTTGGCTGACCGGCTGGAGGACTTGAGCGTCCCGCTGCTGGACATCGCCGAGTACCTGCACCAGTCGACCGACAATCGCTTTCGTCAGCAGGTCGCCCCCGACGGCTCGCCCTGGGCGCCGCTGGCTGCGTCAACCATCGCAAGAAAAGGTAATAACAAGATCCTACGTCAGGGCGGGGACTTGCAGGACACCATCCGACACCACGTTAGTGGCAACACATTAGAATTCGGTACGGATCGGCCTTATGGCGCCATTCACCAGCTCGGCGGCAAGATCGACCATGCAGCCCGATCACAGCAGGTTTATTTCAGTGCCAAGAACGGCACGGTGGGCAATCGCTTTGTGAAGCGCAGTAAGTCCAACTTTGCCCAGTGGGTTACTCGTGGGGCGCACTCCACGGTGATGCCAGCCCGTCCATATTTGGGGCTGTCGTCTGAGGATGATGCTGAGATCCTCGCCATCATCTCCGACTACCTTTCGGAACCTCTGTAGGTCGAGTTCAGAGAAAGCCCGCTGACGGCGTTTTAGGGGGCTTGCAGGTACAACCATGGCGGGCAGTCTGACGAACTACCGTTAGAGATGCGTTAGATTTGGCCGTAGGGCTAAAACTGCATGGGGGCTGCGCAGTAATTCATTCTATACGTATAGAATGGGCTCCCCCGATACACCGATCACCCTTTCTTCAACGGCTAAAACCTTAAGCCGTCCTGAAACTCTCCGCTTGATCCTGGCCGCCCAAACTGGCGGCATGAAAAAGACACTTCTCGCACTCAATACCGACCTCTCCGCAACCGTCTCTGACGGCAAGGCGCCGGAGTGGGTCGAGCTGATTCCGGCAGGCCCGACTGTTTCCGGTCGCGACGGCCGTCAGTGGCTGTTCGATGAACAGGGCCAGGCCCTGGTGCTTTCCAGTTTCACTGATCGGGCCATTGATCTACCGATTGACTGGGAGCACTCCACTCAGCACCGCGCAACGAAAGGCGAAGACGCCCCGGCCGGTGGCTGGATCAAGCAATTGGAAATCCGCGACGGTGCCTTGTGGGGCCAGGTCGACTGGACGCCTCGTGCCTCGCTCCAGGTCATCAACCGCGAGTACCGCTTTCTCTCCCCCGTATTCGACTACGACTCCGTGACCATGCGCATTGCGCGCCTAGTCAGCGCGGGCCTGACCAATAAGCCGAATTTCCTCCTGACAGCACTCAACCAAGAAGACCCGGAGACTACGCCAGTGAAACTTTCACCAGCGCTTTTGGCATTGCTCGGCCTGCCCGAGACCGCCACCGAAGAAGAGGCCATTGCGGCTATCAACAAACTCAAGACCGCCCAAGCGGCCAACTCCGAACAGCCGAATTTGGCCCTGTTCGTTCCGCGTGCGGACTACGACGCCTTGAGCGGTCGAGCGACCAACGCAGAGCAAGCACTGGTCAAGCTCCAGAAAGCTGACCACGACAAGGAAGTGGACGCCGTTCTCACCGCAGCCACCCAGACCGGGAAGATCGTTCCTGCGACCTTGGAGTACCACCGCGCTAGCTGCCAGGACGCTGAGGGTTTGCAGCGCCTGAAAGACTTTGTAGCGGCGGCGCCATCGGTGGGCGATCCGACGGACCTGGGCAAACGTAAGCCCGATAACACCGAAACCGCGCTCAACACCGAAGAGCAAAAGGTCGCTTCGCTGCTGGGCATGAGCGAATCGGAATTCATCAAGGGCAAGGCGTAACTCCCCTCTATATAGGAAGCGTTTCATGATTATCACTACCGCCGCCTTGCAGGCGCTGTTCACCGCGTTCAAGGCAGAGTTTCAAAATGCCCAGGCCGCAACCCCTACCGACTGGCAGCGCATCGCCACTCTGGTGCCGTCGTCCTCGGCCAGTAATACCTATGGTTGGCTGGGCCAGTTCCCGACCTTCCGTGAGTGGATCGGCGAGCGTGTCCTCAAGAACATGGCGGCGCACAGCTACTCCATCGCCAACAAAAAGTTTGAGTCTTCTGTCGGTGTTCCGCGTGACTCCATCGAAGACGATGAGATCGGCGTGTATAAGCCGCTGTTCCAGGAGATGGGGCGAGCATCTACCGCGCACCCTGATGAACTGGTGTTTGGTCTGCTGAAAGCGGGGCTATCCACGCTCTGTTACGACGGCCAGAACTTCTTCGACGTGGACCACCCTGTCTATCCAAATACCGATGGAACCGGTACGGCGGTCTCTGTCAGCAACTATCAGGATGGTGAAGGCCCTGCCTGGTATCTGCTCGATGTCAGCCGCGCAATCAAGCCTTTGATCTTTCAGAAGCGTCGTGACTACGCACTGAAAGCGATGACCAGCATGGACGACGAACAGGTCTTCATGCGTGACGAGTACCGCTATGGCGTCGACGCCCGCGCCAACGTCGGGTTTGGCTTCTGGCAGTTCGCTTATTGCTCGAAAGCTCCGCTTACCGCAGAAAGCTACGGCGCAGCTCGTGCCGCAATGAAGAACTTCCGCGCTGACGGCGGCCGTCCTCTCGGTGTTAATCCAGGCCTGTTGGTCGTTCCGTCCCAGCTGGAAGGTGTGGCCCGCAAGATCCTGGTTAAAGACGCCGACAACGGCAACGAGTGGGCAGGCACCGCCGAGGTACTGGCGCCGAGCTGGCTGGGCTAAGGGGGCGGTATGACCATCATTATTAAGGCAAAGCACAACGGTTTCCGCCGTTGTGGTATCGCGCACCCAAGCCAGCCGACCAAGTACGCGGACGACTTCTTCACGGAAGAACAACTGAAAGCCCTGATCAAAGAGCCTCAATTGATCCTTGCCTATGAGGAGGATGAATTCGACCAGGTACAGGACGAGCCCAATGCAGACATCTCGAAAGCTGCGCTTTCGCAAGCGCCCGACGCCGCTCCAGCTACCCAGTCGCAAGCGTCTGAAACAGTCATTACGCCTGTGGCTGCATCACTGGCCGTCGCCGCAGAGCCAGTCCATGTGGCTGGAGCGCCTGAGACTGGAGGTACGGAACCCGTGCTGGGCGGCGCCAGTGACCATGCCGTTGATCCATTAACCGGTCCCGCGCCTTTGACTGCTCCAGTGGTGCAGCCCGCAGAGCCAATCCAAGCAGACGCTACCGAGCCGGTGGGTAAGGTTCTGTCGGTGGAAGTAAAGCCTGAAAAGGCCCGCTCGCCGAAAGCAAAGGATTCTGCGAAATGAACCTCTCACTGCCGTCCGCTAGCCAGCTCTTGATCCGCTTCGGTGCCAGGGACATCACCCAAGTTTCAGTGCCTGACAACAAACGGGTAATTGAGCCGGAGTTGCTGACAGCAGCGGCAGCGGGCGAACCCTTGGACGGTTGGGATGCCGACGATGTGGCAATAGCGGTCATGGCGTTGGCACGGATCGCCGACGCAGTGACACGGGCGCGCAGTGAGGTTTCGTTTTACCTGCGCTTCCGCCCGGCCGGGGAGGACGCCCCGGAGTGGGTGACGGCAGACCTTGCGGAGATCGCTCGGTATCACCTGTACGACGACGCAGGGCGGGAAGAGTCGACCGTGCGGGTGCTTTACAAGGATGTCTTGAAGCGCCTGGAAACCCTGGCCCAGGAGGACAAAGAGCGTGGTGCGGCCGAGGCTGGCCGATCTGGTATGCAGATCATCAGCCAGCCCCGGCTGATGGATCGCCGCACGCTGAGGGCGTTGTGATGCTGGGCGAACTGGAGGACTTGATCGAGACCCGCTTGAACGAGCTGGCCGCCAAACTGCGGAGCCTCAAGGTTCAGAGCTACGGCGGTGAACTGAGCGACCCAGACCTGTTATCCGATTTACTCAAGCGTTGCCCTGCCGTTTTGCTCATGGTCCCAAAGGCGACGTTTCAACGGCGTAGCCAGGATCGTTACACGGTGCCAATCACCTTCCGCCTGATTATCGCCACCCGCCACCCCCGAGGTGAGCGGGAAACCCGGCGCGGTAGTGGCCCCAATGACATTGGCAGCTATGACCTATGGCAAGCCTGCATGCACAAGCTGGTTGATTGGCAGCCCTGGGAGGGCCGTGCTGCGATCAAGCCAACGGAGCTTTCCAACCTGGTCAACGGAAAGTTTGCCAATGACCACCTTTCAGTCCTGGGCCAGTCGTTCGTGATCGAGCTGGATTGGGAGAAGCCGAAAGAGGATCTGCCGGACTTCCTGGGCATGTCCCTGGAGTACCACACGCCATCGGGCAACCCCGAGCCGGTGGTAACAGACCATATCGAATTGAGGGACGTGTAATGCACGTAATCGCTGCACCTGGTCATCGGGTGCCTATGGAAGAAGATCCATTCCAATACATCGAGGGGGAAGAGGCAGTCGACGTGCCGGATACCTCTTACTACCGACGCCGTCTGGCTGCGGAAGAACTTCTGGTGCCCGCGAAGCAATCGCGCGGCAGTGCCAAACAAGTCGCAAAGGAGTCCGCTGAATGAGCATGATTGAATTCGACACGATCCCGGCGTCCATTCGTAAGCCTGGCGTTTACATGGAGTTCAACCTTCGCCTGGCTGTACGGAACCTGCCGACCAACAAACAAAACGTGTGCCTGATCGTTCCGCTTGGCGAGGGCGCGACGGTTGAGGCCAATATCCCAACACCGTTCTACAGTTCGCCGGAGGCCGGAGATTTGTTCGGTGGCACCGTGGCCGAAGAAATGGCCGCCGCCTTTATCGGCGCCTACCGGTACGCTTCTATCTCTGCGGTGGGCGTGGCTGTTGAGGGCGATGCTGAGCCCGATATCAAGGCGGCGCTGGACGCCACGGCCATGGGTGGCTTCACGATTCTGGTTCCTGCCTGGTACAGCCAGACAGCCCTTACTGCGTTGCGTACGCATATTGAGACCTGGACCAACTCGATGGAGCAGCAAGGCATCATCGGAGTGGCAGCCAATACCGCCAGTCTGTCCGCTGCTACTACCCTGGCTGCGTCCTTGAACAACGGCGCAATCAGTCTGGCGTCGTTGCCTGGTACTCCATCGACTGCCCGTCAGGTCGCAGCGGCCTACGCTGCGGTGATCGCCTCTGAGGAAGACCCGGCGCGGCCACTGAATACGTTGATTCTGACTGGGATCAAAGTGCCGCCTATGGCTAAGCGGCTCGGTCGTGTCGAGCAGGAAACGGCCCTGGCTAACGGTGTAACCCCACTGGAAGTCGGTGCGGGTGACGTCATCCAGATCGTCCGGGCGGTAACGACCTATATCAAGTCAGCGGCGGGTGCGACTGATGTGTCGCTGTTGGATCTGACCAGCATTCGCACCTTGTACTACGTGCGTACAGCTTGCCGCGACCGCATCCGCTTGCGTTTTCCGCGCTCCAAACTCTCCAGCAAAACGCCCCCGGCTGTCCGTGGCGAGTTGCTGGATGTACTAAAAAAGCTGGAAGAACTGGAGATCGTCGAAAACGTCGATGCTAATGCGGACGGGCTGGTGGTTGAGCGTTCGCTCCAAGACGCGAACCGGCTCAACGCTTCGATTCCCGTCGATATCGTCAACGGCCTGCACGTGTTCGCCGGTCGTATCGATTTGCTCTTGTAAGAGGTGATTCAAAATGTCTGATAACTACGTAGGGCAGATCGTCCTTGAGATCAACGGCACCGACTACGAGGTCACGAGCGTAGAGCCGAGCCTCAAGACCGGTCGCAAAATCGTCAAGACGATGAACCGCACTGGTCGGCCTACCGGAACCACAAAGGGTATTGAAGAGCACGACCTGAAAATTTCCGTGCCTATTCCGAAATCCGGCGAGCCAGATTGGCGCGCCTTGCTGGACGCCAAGCTCACCATCTATCCACAGGACGGCGGCAGCAAACGTCAGACTTGGACCGGCTGCTCGTTGATGGAGATGGGCAGCAAATACCAGGTGGAGGGTGAGGCAACCCGCGATCTGACCATTGCCGCCTTGAATTACTACACGGAGTAAGGGCAATGACCGAACAACAGCTAAAGCAATGGAAAGGCCTGACCATCACGCGTGAGTTGAATGTGGGGGTTTATTACGCCGGAGTATTCCACAAGACATTCACCCTGCGCGTTCCTGTGACTGGTGACCTTATATCTGCTCAGGAAGAACATCCGAACGGTCCGCTTCAACTGGTTACGGTTGAGGTCTACCGCCGCCAGTTGCTCTCTCTTGGAGACATTCCGGAAGAGGCGCTGACGACAGACCTTCTGCGGGCATCCCTCACGGAGAGTGACCTTGGCGTCATCGCGGACGCCGATGAGGAACTGGAAAAAAAGCTCGCGCCGCAGAACGCGGCCTTGTCGACTGGCGGCGAATCGAGCACGGACTTGTCCAGCGCGGTTACCGCCTAGAGGAAATCAGGCGGATGACTAAGCCTGAGATCGACGCACGTATCGACCTCATTGTCGGCAAGACCACTAACACGCGCTATGTCGCAAAGCGTAAGCGGACGCCTCTCCCAAAACCCAAGTAACGCGAGGCTCATTTATGGGCCTTTCTTGCACCTCTAAGCCTTTCGGGAGTACCCCATGAGTTCCGACCTGCGCGTCGCACTACGTTTTCAGGCCCATGCGGGCAACAGTCGACGTGAGATCGCCCAGCTTACCGGCGACCTTCGCAAGGCTGGTAAGGACGGCGCTAAGTCCCTGGCTGATGAGAGCTGGAAAGCCAGCTCGGCAGTCACTAAGGTCGGCCAGGCCGGTGCCAGCAGCTACAAGACCATTCGCAGTGCCATGCGGGAAACTGCCAAAGCGGGTGGCGAAACTCGGTTGGTGGTCAGCAAGACTGCCGAAGAGTTAAAGGTGATGGCTAACGCTGCTCGCAAAGCGGCCCGCGATGCCAAAACCGAACTTGCCAGCGCGGACAGGCAGGGCGTGCAGCCGCTGCGCCAAAGCGTTGAAAGGACTGAGTCCGCGTTCCGGCGCCTGGCACAGAACGGCGGCCGCAATCTTCGCGTGCTTAAGACTATTGCGACCGGTGTCCGCCAGGAATTCGACCGAATCAAGGGCCTGGGTAGCAGCGCCCAAGGGCAGCTTGCCGGGCTGGGGCTCGGTATCGGCGTTGTATCCGGTTTGACCGGTAACGCTCGCTTGGACCGTCAACTGATCCGCACCAAACAAACCGCCGATATGACACCCGATCAAAAGGATGAGTGGCGTGACGAGGGGTGGCGGATCGCGAAGGCCTATGGCGTCAATCGTGAAGACGTAGACAGCGGCTTCAATACCTTGATTGCCTCGGGTGTGAAGTATGACGCGGCGAAGAAAACCGCCGACGCTATCGGCCAGTCGACATCAGTCACAGGGGCCGACTCCGCAGTGTTGGGCAAGGCGGTGGTTGCGGGTGCAAGTGCGTTCAACATCGACCTGAACAAGGAAGGTGCGGCACTGGATCTGCTCCAAAAAATGACGGTGGCCGGACGACTCGGTAACGCTGAACTGGAAAACCTTGCCGACCTCTTTCCCAAGATTGGTGGCGCCGCTGCGGCCGCTGGCATGTCCATGGCGCAAGCGTTGGCATTCACGGAAACCCTCTCCACGGTTGAGATGCAGCCAGACCGCCTCGGCACGTTGGCCGAGTCCACGTTGCGAGTGTTCAGTACCAAGCAGTATCGGGACCAGGTCACCAAAACCAGTGGTGTGACGTTCTTTAACAAGGACGGTAGCTCACGGAACCCGCAGGACGTTTTCGGCGATCTAAAAGGCAAATACGCCAAGATGAAAACCGATGAGCAGCGCGCCAAGTTCATGGGTGTTGTGTTCAAGGGGATGGACCAAGATACCGTGCGTGGTATGCGCATCATGTTGTCTGGGGATCGTCTGAACACCATGCGTCAGCAGACTAAGGACATCGGTGGCTCTGACGCAGTAATCGGCCGAGACCTCAAAGAAAATACTGAAAGTGCCAGCGGGACAGCCTCTAGGATGAAAGCAACCCTCGGCCAGGCAATTGACCGTATGGCGACCCCGTTGAACAAGGGATTTGCTGATATGGGTAGCTACTTGCTTGACGATCTGAACCTGTCCGGTGAGCAAATGCTAGCTGGCGGTGCGGCGCTCGGTATTGGCGGCTACTACGCCGGGCGGGGTGCCAAATCGGGTGCAGGTGCTTTGCTCAATAAGTTCATGGGCGGGCCTGAGACCCTGAAAAACATCGCCGTGGGCAAGGTTTTGGAGGAAGCCACGGGTGTTACGTCAGTGTTTGTTACCAACTGGCCGGGTGGTGTACTGCCGGGCGGCATGCCCGATCTTCCCAACAGTTCCACGGCGGGCAAGGGGAAACCTGGTGGCTTCATCACTCCTTGGCTTGGCCCTATCGCTCTTGGGGCGACGGCCACCCAAATCAGTGGCGCGTCTACTACGGGCACGGATGCCGGTCGCTTAGACGCGGTCATGCGTAGCAAGCTTTTGAATGATGGCGAACGCACCTATCAAACTGCGTTCTACCGCAACCGCCTAGATTTGGCCGGGCAGAGCCCAGGCCAGAGTTCGGACTGGTTGTCGTCCCAGGCCCAGCGACTGGCGCACCAACAAACCGGTATGACTGCTGCTGGGCTGCCTATCGACGGAGCAAATCAGTGGGCCGCAGGTATCGCTAACCGTGCCGTTTCCGCAGGCGCCGACACTCCAGCGGCCGTAGCTCGCTTACAACGCCTGCTTGATCAGCCCCTCGTCATTGAGTTGCGTACGGACTCCAACATGATCCAGGCCGAGGTCGAGCGACGAACTGACATTCAAATGAGGCGCGGCCGATGAGCTGGGCAGAAACCCTATTGGACGCATCTTTTCGCGGCGTCCCTATCCAGGTCGTCAGCGAAAACCTTCAATGGCAGCGGGCGTTGTCAGAGCATGGCACGCCCTTTAAAGACGGCGACAGCGTGGTCGATCTTGGCCGGGGCGCTCGGCGGCTACCGATGCAGATCATCGTCTATGGCGTTAACTACGAGATCGAACTACAGAACCTGTTGGCTGCGCTTGGTCAGAGAGGCCCTGGTGAACTGATCCACCCGATCTATGGCAGCCTGAGCGTGGTCTCGCACAACGTCGATGTGAAGCATGACGCGGACAATCCGGACTCCGCCCAGGTCACCCTGGTATTTGTAGAGGACACGCCCGACCTGCCGTTTTTTGCTCGGCAATTTGAGTTCGTCGACATCGGCGTCCTGGAGCAGGAAGACGCCTATCGCTGGCAAGACGCGGTCTTTGACCTGTTCGGCCGGATTGACTCGCTGGTGAGTGAGATCCAATCTTGGATTGGTGGCGGCTGGGTGGGTCTCATTGAAAAGGCCCTGGGCCTGCCTGGGATCTTCCTGCGGGTGCAGCAACTGCGCTCGCAGATTCTCGGCGTAGTGTCTGGCGTCATCTCCATGGCAAAGAATCCTTCGGCCGCATTCGATCCCCTGGTCGACCTGTTCCGCACGCCGACGCAGATCCGCAGCTCCATCCAGGACAGCACTCCCAGCACGTCGGCTGCGCTGCTGTCTCGTTCTGGTGTCCCTGCAACCATGCCGGGCGGTGATACCTTGACCACTGGCCCAGCGCGTGCGGCCAACGCGTTCTTGATCAGTGCCCGTCAGGGTGTTGCACCAGATGCCAGTCTGTTGCCTGATCGCATGCCGGACGATCCAGTCGAGGCCAGTGGTTTTGCCTTGGTCGTCCTGGTCATCACTGAACTGGCTGCCGCCCATGCCCAGGCGGTTGCCATCGTGATCGAGGACGAAAGCAAAAATCCAAGCTTGAGCCCTGTTGAATTGGAGGCGCTGGTTAACCTGGTGCGCTCATTGGTGCAGGGTGCAATCTTGTTGCATCGCCGCTTGTTCGATGTGGAAACGTCCCGGCCGGTGATCGAAGCACTACGCAACACCGCCGCGCTGATCCAGGCACGCGCTCGCCAAGTCATCCTGTTGAGCCCGCCGATGATTGAGCGGGAGGTTGAATCATCGGCCAGCCTGCGCCTATTGGCCCATCGTTGGTATGGCGACCATGAGCGCGCTATCGAGTTGATCCGGCTCAATCCTGACTTGAAAACGCCGCACAATATTCCTGTCGGGAGGGTGCTGCGTGCTTACGCTGAATGATCCTGTTCCGTCTATTCGACTCGCTATTGGAGGCCTTGCGCACGACACCTGGGACGGCTGGTCGATTGAATCCGACCTGCTGACCCCGGCCGATGCTTTCGAACTTGAGCTGCACACCAAGAACGCTATCCGCTTGCCTGACGTAATCAAAGAGGGGGCACCTTGCTCGCTGACCCTGGATGGCGACCGGGTTCTCACCGGCCAGATTGACGAGTTTGAACACGATATTTCCCGCCGGGGCATCTCCATGCGTATCAATGGACGAGACCTGGCCGCGCCTCTGGTGGATTGTTCATCGCCTTTCGTATCAATGCGTGAGGCGTCTCTGGCACAGATCCTTGACCAGGTGGTTAAGCCGTTAGGTGCATACAAAGTCGAGATCCGCGCTGACCAGGCTAAAACCCGCCGACGTGTTCAGATTGAGCCAGGGCAAACAGCCTGGGAGGCATTGCTCCAGGTCGCCGAGGCCAATGGCCTTTGGCCGTGGGTGGAACCAGATGGCCGGTTGATCATCGGCGGGCCGGACTACACCACGCAGCCGGTGGGGGTGCTGGTGATGCGGGAGGATGGAGTCGGCAATAACGTAGAGCGTTTAAGTGTGCGTCGCTCTATTGCCAACCGATACAGCCAAATCACGGTTCTGGGCCAGCATGGGCAGTACGCTAATGATGGGCTGGATACCAAGCGCTCTCATCTCCGTTCACAAGTCCAGGACGAGACCTTGGCCCGTCGTGGGATCTTCCGCCCCAAGGTGATAGTCGATAGCTCCAGCGAGAACCAGGACATGGCAACAACCCGCGCCCGTAAGCTTTTGGCCGACAGTCGTCTGGAGGGTTTCGAGATCCGCGCCGTGGTCAAAGGGCATCGCGCCGATAACGGGCAGGTCTGGACCCCAGGCCAGCGTGTCATCGTTCGCAGTGAGCCGCATGGGCTCAATGACACCTACTTCTTGATGTCTCGCACCTTGCGCCTGGCCCGTGGCGAAGGGGCTATTACGGAGCTGCGTTTGCGTGAAGACAAAATGTGGGTGCTGGACGGCAACAAGTTGAAGAAACACAAAGGCAAGTCCAACCCGGACGCGGCCTTTATTCAGATGATCAAGGGGCTCTAATGAGTGTGATGGCGCAACTGGTGCGCGACCAGGTGTGGCGGGTGATGAGCAAGGTTCGTCAGGCGTTCCGCGCTACTGCGGTTAGCAACTCCCATGGGCCGTTGATTGGCGTCGAGATGCAAGGCTTGGCGGGTGAGTCCGTTTCGGCTGAACTGTTCCAGCATTATGGATTCAGCTCGGCGCCTCTGGCCGGGGCCGACTATCTGGTTATCCCCGTGGGTGGTAGCAGCAACCATTGCGTCGTGGTTGCCAGTGAGGATGGCCGTTATCGTCTCCAGCTAAAGGACGGTGAGGTTTCGCTCTATACCGATGAGGGCGACTACGTGCATATGAAGCGCGGCAGGGTCATCGAGGTCGTGACTGATGAGCTGCTGTTTAAGGTCAAGAACAGGGTGCGGTTTGAGACGCCTTTGGTTGAGATGTCCGGCGATCTGCATGTCGAGCGCGGTATCAAGGCTGATGGCGAGATTGAAGACCATGCGCGGTCGATGCAAGGCGACAGGGATGTCTACAATGGGCATGATCATGGCGGTGGCGCAAAGCCATCGCAAAAGCAGTAACTTTCTGATATTTCTTTAATTGCGTCGATTATCTGGAATGTTGTCCTCAAAACCTTAGGCTGCCCATGTCGAAAAAAATCATTGCTTTAGTTCGCTTTTTTAAAAAAGAAATCCATCGTGACGCTTTCTTGCGTGGCAATTTTTATATGAATCGGTTGAAATTCTTCAAGGCTTATGAAGAGCACGGCGTCTGCAATATCGGCGATGCGCATGAAGGGACGTCATCGTGGCATCAGCCCGAAGGTGTCACATTAACTTTAAAAAATAATGATACTGGAGAGGAGCACGTAATAAAGGATTTTGCAGGTCCAATCAGAATTGGGCTCAATCGCCACAATGATTACCATGTCTACTGCATGTCAGCGATTTACGGCGACGACGACTTAAGCTTTGAAACATTTGAGGATCTAAGATCGTACATGATGTTGGACGTTGAGAAGGGCGATCTAGGTGAATACTGCGTAATTGTCCCAGCAAAAGATCTTGTCGAGCGTATAGATCAGGCTCTTACGGCAGAATCTCAGTTAGGTAACCAGGTGGGCCGTGGTCTGGTGGAGTATTTTGACCCCGACACTTTCAATGGCACCTTTGAAGGGGATGAGGCTGTCATGCGAAAGACAAACGGTTTTAGCCACCAGAAGGAATATAGGGTTTACGTATACAACGGAACTTCGGGTGATGACGCAAGAACCCTAAAAGTGGGCGACCTATCTGATATTGCTCACTGCTGCGATAAGAAAGATTTTTATCAAACGCTCATCATTAGCCCAAAAATGTAATTGGGTAATGCGGTAATTGGTCAAACCTTAAACCCCCCTGAAATACAGTCTCGCCTCATGAGCCTGCACCATGCATCACTATGGACGCAGGCATAAACCCAACTACAGGCGACTTGACGGGCCAGCGTATTAGTACGCTGGCAAACGCCGTTTACATCCGCCTCATGACTCCCCTCGGAACCTGGTGGAAAGATCCCACTTTGGGCTCCCGCCTGCACGAACTTCGCCGCGAGAAAGACCGCCCCCGTGTCGGTCGCCTTGCCAAGCAATACGCTGAGGACGCCCTCAAGCCGCTGCTAAAGGATCTTCGCGCCAAGACAATCACCGTATCAGTCACTCAGCCCCACAACGGCTGGCTCACGCTGCAAATCGACATCATCGACGCCACCGGCAATCCGCAGGTGTTTCGCCAACCTGTAAGGGTGATTTGACATGGCCTTTTCCGCTCCCAATCTTGAGACCATCCTGGCAGCCATTCTGCGGGACATAAAAGCGCTCAACGATGAAGCCGACATCGGCACCGACAGCGACCACTACATCCGGTCTGCGGCCATTGCTGCCGCTATCGAAGGCCTCTATCAGAAGCTGGCCTGGCTTTATCGGCAAGTCTTTCCGGATACCGCAGACGTAGAAGAACTGGTGCACGCCGCTGGTATTCGTGGTGTTCAGCGCAAGGCCCCTGTTGCGGCTACAGGTTTAGTTGGCCTAAAGGGCACTGCGTCGGTTGAACTGCTGCAAGGTTCGACATTGACGCACCGTGTGACTGGAGAGCAGTTCGACAGTCTAGCTAGCGCGAAACTTGGCACCGACGGGACCACTACTGTCCAGGTAAAGGCTCACACCGTTGGTTCTTCGCTCGATGGGCTGACAGGCGACTTGGTCCTCACCAGCCCACCGCTTGGCATGGACGCTAACGCTAGCTTTGTCGGTGCAACCACCGGCGGAGAAGATCAGGAGAGCCCGGAATCGTTGCTCGCCCGATTGCTTGATGTCATCCAATCACCACCAGCCGGAGGCAATCTGGCCGACTTCAAGCGTTGGGCTAAAGAGGTGGATGGCGTGGCTGATGTGTTGGTACTGCCAAAGCGGCGCAGTGGTAATTCAATTGACCTAGTTCTCACCGCCAGCACTGGCAGCCCATCAGCCGAGGTTATTACTCGTTGTTTGGAACACGTCACTAGTGTGTGTTCAGTCTTCGCTAATGTATGGGCGTACGCCCCAACGGAGCGGCGGGTCAATTCGGCCGGGCTGGTTGAGCTTGCAGAGGGCTACGCCCTGGCGGATGTGCAGGTCGCAGCTCAATCCGGTTACAACTCTTTGCTGGGAGCCCTCAAACCTCGTGAAACGCTCAAGCGCTCCCAGATAGAGAACATGATCGGCAACTTGGCGGGTGTGGTTGATCGGGCCGTTACTGCCCCGACGGGTAACGTATTGGCATCGGATGATGCAAGTCTGATTGGCTGGATTCGCCCCGGCATTATTACCCTGGGCCTGCTGAAATGACGCAGCTCGCCGACCAACTGCGGATGCTGCTACCTCCTGTGTCCTATGACGGCAATGCGCCGATGCTGTCCGCCACTATTGAGGCCGAGGCTAACGCGCTGACCCAGTCTGACACCCAGGCAGAGGCAGTCTACAGCGCGATCTTTGCCGACTCTGGTATGGGTTTGGCTGACTGGGAGCGAGTTTTGGCGTTACCCGATCCGTGCCTTATAGGCGTGCCGCAATCCATCCGGCAACGCGTCCAGGCGGTTGTTAGCAAACTGCAAGCACGTGGCGGGCAGAGCAAACCCTTTTACATCGCCTTGGCTAAGTCTCTGGGCTACGACATCACCATTGCGACCTTTCACCATGCCCGTGCAGGTATAGCGCGTGCAGGCGACCGCGTTTACGGCGGTGATTGGGACTTCACCTGGCGCGTTAATGCTCCCGCTGTAACTGTCACCTATGCACTGGCTGGTTTAACTGCCGCAGGTGATCCGGTGGCGTCCTGGGGTAACAAATTACTTGAATGTCGACTGGGCCAGATGAAACCGGCCGAGTCCATTTTGCTATTCGGCTACGGAGATAACTGATGCAGAAAATCAGCAGTAGCACCGCGACTGCGAACGGTGCAGGCGAATTCACACAGGGCCAGCCCGGCTCTGGCATTGATGCCACCATGATAACTGTGGCTTGGTTGAATGCTATGCAGCGTGAGCTGGTTAACCTAGTGCAGGGTTCCGGGCAGGATCTGAAGTCGGAAGATGATGGGCAGGTTTTGAAGGCTGTGAAGATGTTGCAGGAGCTTGCGAGCAGTTGGGACAAGATTACGGGTAAACCGACCTCCCGCGACGGTTACAAACTTTCTGATGTCTTTACGAAAGCAGAAACAGGCACTGTGATTCAGAATGCTGTCGCGGCTTTGGTAGCGTCGTCGCCAGCAGCCCTTGATACGTTGAAGGAACTGGCGGACGCCCTGGGGAACGATCCAAACTTTGCAGTGACTGTGGCAAACTCCATTGCTGGAAAGATGCCTGTTGCTGGGGGAGATTACTCTCCTAGTCTTTCTAGCCTTCGTATTAACCGAAACTATTCGGCTATCAATTCTCCTGGCGGATTTATTGTGTATGGGCCTGGTGATGGTGGTTTAAGCAAGGCTCTGGCTTTTATCTGCAACAGATCTGACGGTACAGGCGGATTTTCGTGGCGAACGGTTAGTTCCGATAACACCTGGACCGGCCCGTCAATGACTTACTCTGCCGAAGGCATACTTAACGTTCCATCGTTGGTCATTACCGGAACGACAAGTGTGCCGACTCAAACCATGTCGGATAGCAGTAGTAGCGCCGCCAGCACGGCATTTGTGAAAGGCTGGACCAGTCAGTATCCGACTAAAGACTGGATATCAGCGGTGGGTTTGGTAGGGGGTGACAAAACCGCGCCATATTTACGTGTTGATGCAACTGGCGAACTTGTACTGCTGCAAACGTCAAGGCCAAAAGATACGGCATTGCTCGCTAGCAGCGGCTGGAGCAAAAACGCCGATACTGGGGAAATCATTCAATGGGTTGAGTACGCTCTTAGTGACAGTCCGGGGACCACATTAGTAGACGTTACATGGCCTTTTCAATTTCCAAATCAGTGTTTAAACGTAAGGTCAAGTGTTAGGCAGTCAACTGGATCTTCGAGTGCCCTATCTTTATGTTTCTACCCGCCTACAAAAGCCGGTTGTACGGTAAGAATTGAGGAATGGGCCGCCGTAGTGCAATCGGGCCTTGTTTTAATGGTAGAGGCCAGGGGGGTTTAAAAAGTGAAAATTTTCTATAGCGCAAAAGACAATACATTCTTCAATGAGGTATTCCACGGTACACGGACTATTCAAGTGCCAGACCCCGAATGGGTGCGGCCAACCGTCTCTGTCCCCGATCCAGAGTGGAATCGCCCAAACGTTTCGATTCAAAACCCTGCCTGGAGTGAGGGCAACGAATCACAGCCTAAAACCATTTCTGTGCCTGATGCAGACGCAGTGGCGCCCATGATTGATGTGCCAGATAACAGTGTTTCAGCACCGCTGATTACCGTGCCCAACCCTGTGTGTTTGCTTCCGCCAGAGTCTGAGCTTGTAGACGTTCCCCAGGATGAACACGACGAGATATTCCGCGTTCTTGCGCTGGGCGGTTCGGTTCTTGTGCCTGGCAAAAAAGGGCGCCCGAGTACTGGCCCTGCACCTGGGCCTACGGTGGAAGAGCTGAAAAACCGCGAGCGTGCATTGCGAGATAAAACGCTGTTGCTCACTGATCCGCTGATCGCCCGTCACCGCGACGAGCTGGAGGCTGAGCGCCCTACAACCCTTACTGCTGAGCAGTACAAACAATTGCAGGGCTATCGACAGGACTTGCGCGACTGGCCTGAGTCGGTCGACTTCCCCTTAAAGGATAAGCGACCAGGTGCCCCTGAATGGCTCGCTGTGATTTTGGCGGGGTGA